AGGGTGGAGAGCCTGGGGCAAAAAGGACGTCCACTCACTATAGTTTGGCTAAATATCTTCTGCTCGTAAGAAAACCAACCCCCGAACCGGGTTCGTCCTTACCCCCGAACGGCGTTCGCCCTTACCCCCGAACGCCGTTCGCCCTTACCCCCGAACCGGGTTCGTCCTTACCCCCGAACGGGGTTCGTCCTAATCTGTCATCTGAATCAGTCAATGAATCAGTCAATGAATCAGCGAGCCGGAATATCGAGAAACTCGGAGCGGAGGAGGAAGCGTTGAGGGTGAAGATTTCAAAGGCTGTTGGCAGGGATCCACAGATACAGTGGACCGACAATGAGGTCCGACTAATCAGTGGATTGGCTGCGATGAGCATACCGCCAAAATCGATTGACACACTGGTCGAGTACTACAGGGCTAACATTCCGGGCAATGACTACCGGAGGCAAACGGTGCGTGCGCTTTTAGATAATTTCACCGATGAGCTGGATAAGTCTCAAGCGTGGAAACGGAAGATGAGGAACTTCAATTTATGAACGCAAAAGTGATTCAATTTGAGGATGATATGGATGCGCAGTCTGCCATCGTCATGCCGTCATGTAAGCCTCAGGAGCAGGGGCTTGTGGCCAATCTGATGCAGTATCCACTCGATACCATCCCCTTGATGCTCAAGAAGGGAGTCGATGCAGAGTCATTCTACTTTTTTGAGCATAAGACTTTGGTGGCTGAGGTTTTACGGCGGTACAATAGTGGAGAGTCTGTGGATTGGCGCAGTGTGAGCCATGCATGCCATCCCACAGTCTCTCTGTCGGTAGCCACTGGATTTGCCATCCAAGACGCTATCCCTGGAGCATCCGGCTATTGGCTCGACGATATCCGAGAGTTCGCAAGCAGGAGGTCGATCATTAGATCCTCACACAAAGCTATCGAGCTCGCTAACGTCGACGGGAGTGCCTCCGCAGTAGCCTCTATAACGCACGACGTTTCGATTCTAGGCCCTCACGAGGGTTCTGAGGATCATTCCATCAGGAGCATCCTAAAGTCGACCATTTCGAAGCTCGCAGGGGAGAACGTAAAGGAGCCGATCAAGACGGGATGGTCAGACCTCGATCGGCTGTGCCATGTTCGACGCGGAGATACCATAGTCATTGCTGCGCCGATGAAGGGAGGCAAGTCGACGTTGGCTTTGTGCTACATGGCAGAAGTAGCCAAGCGCGGACTGCCATGCATATTATTCTCGCTTGAGATGGCAGCGACTGACATTGGCGAAAAGCTGCTAGCCAGACAGGCGCGGGTGCCTATGGACCGGCTATTCACTCGGGAGTTCGTGACCAGCGATACCGATCGTATAGCGATGGCGAATGAGGAGCTCATGAAATGGAAACTTTACATCCACAATGATCACGACCTCGCATCCATCATGTCGATTGCAAGAAGTACAAAGGCAAAGCATCCAGACCTCGCTATGGTGGTCGTGGACTACCTGCAGCTGGTGCAAGGGCCTGCATCCGATACCAGGGAGCGCGAGGTGGCAGAGGTGAGCAGGTCGCTCCGCAGGCTGGCGATGGAGCTGGACTGTGTGGTGGTTGCGTTGTCGCAGCTGAACGACGAGGGCAAGCTGCGAGAAAGCCGTGCTATCGGGCAGGATGCGACGGCTGTATGGCTAGTCGAGCGGACAGAAGACGACGATACAGTCTACACACTAAAGGTGGCTGTGCAGCGCAATGGTCAGAGCGGCGTGAAGTGCGAGCTGCAGTTTCTTGGCCAGTTCGCTCACTTTGGAGAGATGCCTACACATGCTGTTCGATGATGGTGACGGCAATGATGATTCAGCCCTGCTCCCGGGGCAGTGGTCGACATGCACTCGGTGCGGCATTGCGACCAGAGTGCGCGGTCATTACATGGGTCCAGATAATCTACAGACATGGTGCTGCTGCGATGATTGCGACCGAGGCATTAGATTGCGCACTAAATCCATTTGGCAGGTTGACAAGGACCACTTAGGAGGCGATGCATAACTCACCGGGCAACCACTCTCCTCCCGGCCTGTGGGCGTTCATGGTTTTATTTGTTTTTCCATGGACGCCCACTCTTTTTATGTCACCAGACGATTACGATAAGGACGAGCTAATCGCCATAAGCGCAACAGTACTGCGCGAGGTTCTCGACTACATTGCTGGGCCAATAGGTGCGCACGCTGATGTTAGAAGCTCATTCCGGCGATGCATGGCTGTATTGTGGGTGCTCAGGCCGGAGTTAGCTGGCGATCTAACTCAATCGGAGTTAGCTGATCGACTAGGTATTACTCGCAGCGCAATGAGTAAGATGACCACGGAGTTCTCGGATCGATTTGGATTTCGATCTGATCGGCAAAGGTTGCCTAGTGCGCGAGAGCACTGTCGGCTGGCGCAACTCGCACGACGAGAGGCACCTATACCCCCCCCGCCTAAGGAATCTTTTGCCGATTCCGCCCTACCGCAGGTGCCCCAAAGTTGCGAAGGAAACGAGTGAAACGTCAAAAAAGCCAACCTTCCAAGGGCGCCCACGAGGCCGAGCTAGCTGCGCGATACGGTGTGGATGCTAGATCGATCCGCAATTACCGAGCAGCCGGTGCTCCGATCGACGACCTCGAGCAGATGGACGCTTGGGTAGCAGCCCAGCGCAAGGCGCCGCCGATGGATCCGTCGCGACTTAACTCGATGGCCGATGCCAAGCTGGCCAAATTGCAAAAGGAAATTGAGCGCCTACAGATCCGCATCGACTCCGAGCGCAAGCGACTAATACCGCTCGATGATGTACGAGCTAACATGGTGCGAATCGCGAGTGCAATGCGTGCGGAATTACTGCGCTTCGCTGGCGACATTCCAAACTGGGAAGGCTTACGCGCATCCGAGATGCAGGTGCGCGTGGATGCGCAGGTACGCTCGATGTGCGAGCAACTCAGCGATCAATTCTCGGAGCTGTATCAGGCATGATAGCAGCATGGGCCAGCGCCTGGCGTCCGGCTGACACGCGCACCGTGGCGGTGTGGGCCGCCGAGAATGTAGTCATCCCTAACTCAGCCAGGGCAAGTCGGTTTGACCCATCGGCATCACCGTGGCTTGCCGAGCCGCTCGAGTATTTTAGCGACACTGCAGTAAAAGAGCAGGTGCTAATCCTACCGACCGGCGCAGGCAAGACTACGGTCTTTGATGTTGCGATTCCTTATCTAATCTCCGAGGCACCCGGCTCAGTACTGTTGTCGATGCAGACCGACTCGGACGCACGCGAGCACATGGAGGACCGGCTGCTCCCGATCCTGCGAGGGTGCGAGCCATTGGCCGAGGTAATGCGCTCGGTGGACCGGCACGCGTTGCGCAAGGATGCCGTCATCATGCCACACATGAGCCTATTCTGTGGTGGTGCTAACAAGGCTAACTTCCAACGCAAGTCGGTACGCTATGTGTTTTTGGACGAGGCTTGGCTTATCAAACACGGACTCATTGAGGAGGCACGGGCGCGCACGCATAGCCGTTGGAATAGCCGTATCATCGTTGTGTCGCAGGGTGGAGAGATGCATGTGAATCTAGCCAGCGAGCGCAGAGACTCCGAGCTCTACGCAGCATGGCAGCGCACTGACCGGCGAGAACTGCACATGGTGTGTCCTGAGTGTTTGGCCGAATCGGTGTGGAGCTTCAAGAACCTCAAGTACGAGAGGACAAATCGCGAAGACGGCACCGTTGATGAGCAGGCGCTAATGGAGTCTGCGGAGTATCAGTGTCCAGCGTGCGAGGTTCGGTTTCCTGACAAGCCAGACATCAGACGTGCGCTCTCAACAGCCTCGGTGTACCGGCCGACTAATCCAACGCCACTCCCACATCATCACGGCTGGCATGCCCCAGCTGTGGCATTATTCCACGAGCGTTGGGGCGACCTTGCATTGGCGTGGACACGCGCGCAGAAGGCTCGGTCATTAGGCGACGAGGAGCCTTTAAGGATATTCGTGACAAAACGGCTGGCAGATTTCTGGCGAGAAGAAGAAGTCGCAATGGACGTAACAGTCGGTGGAGCTGGATACCTGCTCTCCGAGTACACGGATGGACAGACATGGGATGGCGAGGTGACACGATGCATTACCGTGGACAGGCAGCGTGATCACAGATGGGCAATCTGCCGAGCATGGAGGCGCACTGGCGAGAGTCGGCTCCTATGGGAAGGGCGGTTACTTACATCAGAGGACGTGGAGAATTTACGAATCAGAATGAAGGTCTTGCCTCCGTGCGTAATGCAGGATGCGCAGTACGAGACGGCGCAGGTTTATGACGAGTGCGTCAAATACGGATGGAACGCATTACATGGATCTGGCCAAGATGGGTTCACTCATTTCGTCAGAAACATGCCAGCGGTTAAGAAGTTTTTCTCGCCTGTCCAAGAGGCATTGGCACCGTGTGGTGCGCAGGCTAGGTACATGTTTTGGTCAGCTGAAAAAGTAAAAGACGTCCTTGCGATATTACGCTCAGGCAAAGGTGTAGCATGGGAGACGCCAGATGACGCTTCTCCAGATTACCGACTGCAGATCGCGAGCGAGGTCAAGAAGGACATGGTGGACAAGGTAACCAAACGAGTCACTCGACGCTGGCAGAAGGTGCGCAAGGACAACCATCTCTGGGACTGCGAGGCAATGGCGGTTGTGTTTGCGCTCAAAGCCCGAGTGATTGGATCAACAGTACCCACCTCAAGTTGACACCGTTGCTTTATGTAGATGGCCGCGCCAGACTTCTTCGTAAAAAGCCTCCTCAGAATCGCACTCTCGCAGGGCCGTGACGTCCTTGAGGCGGTTGTGACAGGGCAGTTCAACGTAATCCAAGAGCGTGGTGGGAAAATGATTACCAGCCTCAGCGCAAACGGTAAGTCATTCTCTTTCCAAGTGGATCCAAAGCTATCCACGGCCGACCTGATGGGCACCGTAGAGCAGGCACTAGAGTATTTCGACGGCAGTACGCAGGAAGAGATTCAAGAGTATCTCTCCACCAAACCCATCCGCAAAACGCGGATCCGCTTTTAGCTTATGGCACTCGTCGATCAATTTGGATATCCAGTCGATGCGCGTCTAATCAACGCCACAAGCCGCACTACGAGACGCACTTACATTCCGGTGCGCACCGAGGACATCAACACGGCAGTCAATTTCAGCGACTGGCGCTCGCTGCTTTCTATTAGCCGCAGGATCTGGAGTAACAACGGCATCGTCAAAGGCGCCACAATCCAGAAGGCCATGCACGCAATTGGCCGTGCGTGGAACCCAGTGTTCAGGGGTGGAGATCAAGAGTGGGGCAAGCTCGCGAGCGAATGGCTGATGCTGTGGTATGGCTCCTGTAATATCAGGGGGGAGAATTACGATTTCAAAACCACGCTGTATCTAGACTCAGTGGCAGTGGATCGCGATGGCGACCAGGGCATCCTGCTGACGCAGAGCGAGGATGGGACTTGGCCGATGATCCAATGCATTCCAGCGCACCGTATTGGGCAGCGTGATGGCGGCGAGACTGTAGTGGAGGAGGGTGGGTATGCTGGGCTGAAAATCACGCACGGTGTAATCACCAACAACCTCGGCCGGCCGGTTGCTTATAGGATCCTCGGTGACACGGAGGAGCAGGATCGCGACGTATCTGCTCGTGATCTCATCCTGTCCTACGACCCCGAGTGGGCCGACCAGCTGCGCGGCCTGCCGGTATTCTCGCACGCCCTCAACGACCTGCGCGATGCAGATCAAAGCCAGTACTGGGAGCAGCTCAATCAGCTCGCGTCTAGCTCTAGGACTTTGATAGAGACCAACGAGACCGGCGCCGCTGACCCTAATGATTTCGGAATTGGAGTTGGGTGCGACACAGGCGCCGGCGGATCGATGACAATGGAGCGGCTCGAGGGTGGGACGATAAGTTATTTTAAGGCAGGCTCAGGCTCTAAGTTGGAGCAATTCGTTAACATGCGCCCCGGGGCCGACTGGGATCAATTCCAAGACCGGCTCGCTCGCAAGGCGCTGCTCGGTATTGGCTGGCCTTATAGCTTGTGCTGGAAACCTGACGGTCAGAATGGAACGCAGGAAAGGGCCGAGATTGAGAAAGCGCGCACTACCATCCTCGACCGTCAGGAACTGCTGCGTCCTATGGCTCAGCGGATTATGGGATACGCTGTAAGCAAAGCGATCAAGAGCGGCTACTTGCCGGAGTATCCAGGCGCCGACCTCGGCGGTCAGCTCAAGTGGGACTTTACTTTACCGCCTCGCTTTAGCATTGACCTCGGACGCGATGGCGCTGCAAGACGCGAGGATTACAAGCTAGGCTTTAAGAACCTTGCCGACGTAGTTGCCGAGCAGGGTGAGGTTCTCGACCAGCATCTAGACGCTAGGGAGCGCGAGACCATTGACATCGTGCAGCGTGCAAAGCGGATCTCAGACTCTACCGGAATCGAGTTTGGAATGGCACTTAGTCTACTGCGTCAGAGCACAGCAACGGCTACTGTGGGCGGTGGTATGTTCGGCACTGAGGTGCCGGATCCCTCGGCTTGAGTTGACACCAGACACATAGGTAGATGCGCAAATCTAATTGGTACGAGTTCCGCAATCAGACTGAATCCACAGCCGACCTGTACCTGTACGGCGAGGTTGGAGGTTTCGGCGCAAATGCATCTGAATTTATTTCGGCGCTCTCACAACTCAAAGGCGCGCACATTAATTTGCACATCCACTCCCCCGGTGGATCTGTATTTGAGGGTCACGCAATCTTTAATGCGCTTCGTGGTCATGCTGGCGGTGTAACTACATTCGTCGATGGCATCGCAGCATCAATGGCGAGCGTTATTGCCATGGCTGGCAAGCCAGTAAAGATGGCGTCCAATGGGTTCCTGATGATTCACAATCCTTGGGCGACTTTCTCAGGCGATGCCACCGAGATGCGCCAGGAGGCTGATGTTCTCGACAAACTAAAAGAAGGGTTGGTAAAAATCTACTCAGACAAGTCTGGACAAGATGCGGAGACAATCCGTGCAGCCATGGACTCTGAGACTTGGTTTGACGCCGAGGAGGCCGTGGCTTTCGGCTTTGCCGACGAGATATACAACGGACTCGAGGCAGTGGCCAAACTGGATGTTAGCAGGTTTGCCAAAGCGCCTGCATTACTCATCAAACTTATGAACAACGAACCGACCGCGGACGCCGTCGAGCCTACGGTGGAAACCGTCGAGGCCGAAACAGTGGAACCAGTAATCGAGCAGGAAGCCGTGGTGGAAGCAGTGGCTCCCGAGGCAAGCGTCGATTTCGCAGCCAAGCTCACCGAGGCCAATGCACTCGTGGACAGCCTGCGTGCTCAATTGAGCGAGCGTGATGCCTTTGTCGCAAAGCTCACTGATGACCTCGCCAAAGCTAAAGCTGAGGCTGAAGTGACGCCAGCTAAGATCAACGCACTAGCGACTCGTGTGGTCGCAGCGGCTGGTCATCCGGCAGTAGAATTTACCACCGGCGAGCCTACGGCTCTGCCGAAACAAGACCTTGTTGCGCAGTATAATGAACTGCGCAAAAACGGTAAGTCGGCTGAGTGGCTGGCTTTCCTCAAGAAGAACCGCACGGCACTAATGTCGGCGGCGAAGTAAGCAGCAACCCAACCCAAACCAAACTACCTATGGGAAACTCCATCACCGGTATCAATGATGATATCATCTCGCAAGGGGTGCTCGACGGCTTCGTCGCAGCGATCCTCCCCTTGTCTGTGTTCACCACCAGCTTCAGCGCCGACGCAGCGCGCCGTGGCGATAAGATCAGCATCCCTCGCGTTGGCGCGCAGGATGCCGCAGTCACTAAGTCTCCAAGCGCAGACTACACCATCCAGGATCTCGACTCCGATGCCGCACAGATTACTCTGGGCGAGCCGGTGTATGTGTCCGGTGGTCTGTCTGATGTGGAGGTCGCTTCCAGCTCCGTGTTGAGCCTTGAGCTCTACGGCAAGCAGAAGGGCTTCCAGCTTGGAAAGAAGGTTTTCCAGACCATCCTCGGCAATGTCACGGCCGCTAACTTCGGCGCCGCCGGATTCAATGGCGCTCCTGGTGCATTCGACCTCGACGCTGTCATCGACCTCGCGACAAATTGCTCGACTGATAACATGCCAGAGGACATGCGCGCTCTCGTAGTCAATGAGCTGTATTTCGCCAATTTGATGAAGGACTCGGCGGTGAATCAGTTCAACACCTACGGCAGCGTCGATCCTCTCCACAACAACCGCATCCCGCGCCTTGCTGGATTTGACGTGCATAAGAGCACGATCATCCCCAACAACGGCGAGTACCTGGTTGGCTTCGCTGGTCACCCATCCGCGCTTGCTGTTGCCATCCGCTATCTGGCTCCGCAGTCCGGTCAGGCCTACATCCGCGCCGAGGCGCTCACCGACGCGACCACAGGTATCACCATCGGTATCCGTGAGTGGTACGACGAAGATTCCGGCGTGCTCAAGAAGGTCTGGGAGTGCTGCTTCGGCAGCGTTGCTGGCATCGGCGAAGGGTTGAAGCGCATCACCAACGACTAAGCAGATGGCGAATTACTCGCTAGTGTTGGGAGTCAAGAAAGGTGCAGCCGAGGTGATTGGTAATCCAATTGCCAACGGTGGAGCCAAGCGATTGTTCAAGCAGATCATTGCCGACAACGGAATCGCAGGCGTTTGCCAGTACGAAGAGGTCTGGCTTGTGGACACGCTGCAAGGCCGTCTAAGGCGCAAGGGATTCGTTTGTGGGTCAGCACCGCAGGCTGAGTCTGCAGAGCCTGCAAAGCGGCGTGGGCGCCCTCCAAAGGCTATCGTGTAAGTTCGCCAAAGAAGTAATTGAAGGGGCTGCGTTGGGCAACTGGCGCAGCCCCTTTTTCTAAACACACATGTCCGAGTTTGAAGATCTAATGCGTGTCGGATTTCGCGAGGTGACGGTGCAGGCCGGATCTACCATCACGCGCAACGAGCAGTCGGCTCGATGTGTGATCCTGCCAGCGATTGAGACTCGGGCCATGCAGGCCTCTGGCTATTACCCTGAGGCTACGAGCACCATCGAGATGGAGCGTGATGATCTGCAACGCCTAGGGCTGGATCTCAAGTCAGTGTGCCAGCTCAATGGTAAGTATCTGCGAGTGGTCGGTATTGATGACGACGCAAATGATCCATGCGTACAGGTGCATCTAAAGCTGGAGCAGAACATTGTAGTTCCTCGATGAATCCTAAAATCGAATTTAACGACACCGGCTTTAAGCAAGTGATCAAGGAACTGGCTAAGATGTCAGGCAAGACTTTTGATGAAGTGCTAAAGGCCGAGGCTGGACGGGTGCTGCAAAGGATAATCAAGAAGACGCCTGCATCGGGAGTTACTCAAACGCGCAAAGTTTCATTACGCGATAAAGCTGCTGCGATTAAGAAAAACGCAAACCGTGCATTTCGTTTTCCATCAGGCGAGAGTATTTACACTCACCCGCAAACGCATCGCAGGATATTTCTAGATGTATCCACATTCAAGGGTGGCACGGGTGAAAAAAAGCCAATGGATAAGCGTGGCAAAACAATCCACGAGATGGATGGGAACAGGCGCTGGAGCAACATCCGCTGGCAAAAGTACTTATCGCTTGAAGAGTCGATCAAACCTGCTGCTGCTGATGTTGCTCGCAGAATTCCGATGACTAAAGGAGTGGCGCGACAGTCGTGGATTAAAGCTGCGGAAGACCTGAGTATCGACATGTCGCTCATCAAGTTTCCGGCTTACGTTAGGAAGGCACGCCAGCTTTCACGCAGGCAATTTACCAACTCACAAGGCATTAAGTTTCAAACTAAAACAAACTACGCCTTGGATTTCCAAAACGGATTCCCTCAATTTCAAAACGGCGACTATCAAAGCAACGTAATTCGCGGCGCAATCAACGCACGCATCAAGGCATTCACCAGTGACGTTGAGCGCGGTGTATTCCTTGACGTAAAAAGGAGAGCAGACCGCTACAAAGGAGTATTCGTGACACAATGAGCGCACCAGATTTGCAAACGCTGTACACCGTCGAACCCGCAGTGGAGCTAGCTTGGAAGGCCGTGCTGGCCGAGGCTGGCATCGATGCCTACACGCAGCGCGAAATCGAGAATCTGCCGATCCCGCGAGTCGATGTTCAATGCACACTTGGCGATTTCACAGGTCACCGTGGAGAGGTTCAGCCTGGAGTGTTCACGCTTGATGCATGGAACGCATCCATCACGCTTGAGGTGGTTACTAAGCGAGTCGAGGACCAGCCTACGCTGCACGCTGAGAACGTGGCCAAAGTAAGAGGAGCAGCATCCTACTACGCGAACAAGTTCACCGAGGCTGTGCTTCCGTACCATACGCTCACATACATTCAGGAGAACGGCACCACCCCTCAAGTCGGCAGCGACGACGATACCGACCGCAGCACCATCACCTTCTCAGCTATTATCTGCATTCGCACGAATGCGTGGCCGAGTTGACACCACACCAATAAGTAAAGACCACATACTATGCCTAACCCATCAGGAACCTATAATGACGGCGGACTTGTCTTCGGCTCGCAGGTCGTATCTATCGTATCAGTTGCCTATGTTGCCGAGTCTATCAACGTGGACAAGTCGACCTCGGTAATCGAACAGAAGAACGAATATGGCGTGCCGACTGGGCAGGTCTTGATCGAGCAGATCCCGACCGGCTCTATGACCCTGCAGCTTGCCAGCTCCGCCACTGTGGCGCCCTCGATTGGTGCTGCATTCACGCTCGTGCCGGTTGGTGGTGGATCTGCCACTTTCCTAATCAGCAAAGTGGGCGAGCAGTTTAGCCAGGACGGCGAGACCAAGCTGTCCGTGGATTTCCGAAAGCAGTTGAACTAATAGACTGCCGGCGAAAGCTGGCAAGATAGCCAATGGATCTGCATGAGATACCAGGCTATGACGAGGCACTCGCAGAAGAGCGCGAGATGCGCGCTCGTGTCTGCATTGGCGTGCCGCATGATGTGTGTGGTGTGGCACTCCGGCCGATGACGTTGCAGGACTTTGTCAATTTGCAGGCGCTGCGCTCACCGTTTGTGTCCGGCGGCTTCATCCGGCGCATGGATTGCATGCAGTTGGTCTGTTACATGCGCGCAGACTATGTGGCTCCGACTGATAGTTGGATCGGCAGATGGTTTGGGAAGCGCCGGAACTCATCTGTATTGCGCCGACTGCGCACGATGACCACATCGGAGATCATCGGGCAGATTAACAACTACATGGATACCATGTTTCTCGACTCACCGGCATCGTCATCCGGTGGAGTTGAGTCGGCTCCAATAGCGTCCAGCACCGCATCGATCATTGATCAGCTAGGCTCCTCCTACGGCTGGTCCATTGGCGAGATGATGTCCGTGGAATTGCCACTGATATTCCAGCTATTCCGCATCCGTCACATTATGGACGGCGGCAAACGCTCGGCTTTGATTAATCGAAAAAGCAGCAAAGTCATTGGCGACTACTTGCGCAAAATTAACTCCACAGAATGAGCCTCTCTACATCAGTCGGATTCAAGCTAGGCGTGGATTCCGCGTCGATGGATGCAGATTTGGCAAAGGCCAAAACTAAGGTCGACAAATTTGCCAAAGACGTAGAGAGCAAAACAAAAGCCAAGGCAGGCAAGAAAGACGAAACATTTGGATCCGGTCTAATTGAGGGTCTTGGGTTGCCCACAACTATGGCTGCGCTCGGAGCGGCAGCAAGCGCAGCAGCCGTCGGTGGCATTGCTATGCTAACCAAGTCAGCCATGGATATGGCAGATGCATTGGCAGACGCAGCCGACAACATGGACATGTCGGTTGAGCAGATTCAGGTTCTACAGGCGCAATTTGGTAATGCAGGTTTGGGAGCCGAAAAGTTTGCAAAAGTGATGGCTGACCTTTCGCTCAATGTCCAGAAGGCTCGCGATGGAGATGTCGGTGCACAGAAGGCACTCCAGAACCTCGGGCTGTCATACGAGGATCTGTTCGCTCTATCACCTGCCGAGCAACTTGCGAAGATATCTGACGCAGCGCAGGAGCTGGGCGACAAACAGAAGGTTGCGGCTAATCTGTCCGAGGTGTTTGGCAAAAACGCCAGGCTAATGGTTGGGCCGCTAATGCAGGGCGGAGATGCCATGCGTAAGTTTGGCGAGGACTTTACAGTAGCCACAGCAGACAATGTTAAGAGGGTTGGCGATCTTGCTGATGCAACTGCAAGTTTTTGGACCGAAATAAAAGCCGGTACCATTAACGCCATGGGCTCCATCATTAAGTATGGAGAAGAGCATTCCAAAGTAATGGATGTAATTAAGAAGGGAATGATCAACAGCTTTGACGCCACCCTTGGTGGGGCAATCACACTTGGAAAATTGCTGACTGATAAGCTGGGTATAAAGGACAGTATAAAGGACATTGTGGCTCCCAAAGCCAGCATGACAGAGGATCCAGAGGCGAAGAAGAAGCGTGAAATAGATGCAGCTGCTGCTCTTCAACGTCAGGCTGATGAGGAGGCTCTGAGTTCAGGAATGGAAATGTGGGATCTTTTGAATGCCGTTGCAGATGAGCGGAAGACGGTTGCTGAGATTGAGGCTGCCACAGTAAAGATTGCGGAAGCTGCGATATTCTCACGGCTATCTGATGAGGAGAAAATCAATTCCCTCACAAGAGATCGACAGGAGTTGGAGGCTCGCGCAACTGAAGATACAATCGATGGCGCTAATGCGCGACAGGATCAGCTGGAGATTGAGGTGAAGATAAGTGATCTGCAGGCTCGCATCGCCGACAAGCAGGCGTCAGCACTTGCACGGCAGCGGCAAGAGCAGGAGCGCATTAACACCGAAAATGATAATGCAATGCAGGCTCACCACGAACTTGGCATGAAAGCTCAGGAGGAAATAATGAAGCGCCAGGAGGAGGCTGCTGACAAACAGCTTTCGCGACACGATAAAGAAAAGGCTGCGATAAAAGACATTGCTCACATGAAGGAGCAGATGGTCGGGCAAGATATCGACCAGCAGAACATCATGCGCAATGAGATGCTCAAGACCAAGGAGGCCGAGGTTGGTAAGATCAAAGCCAGACTTGCGATGACTCCAGAGGAGCGCAGGCAAGCAGATCGAGATGCTAGAAAAGACAAGGCTTTGGATCGCCAAGCAAAACGAATCTTTGAAGGCAAGCAGCGTGAAGCTGAACGCAAACTACAACGCGAAGCAAAGCTCGGAGATCGTGTGATGCCTGCAAAGCAGGTTGCCCCTGCGGCGCCTCAAGCTGCAGATCCCGCGGACGTGATGAAGAACGCAGCAAATGGTTTTAAGCAAGCTGTGGATGATTTGGTAAAGCTGCGCGTGGTAGCTATTTTGAACACCTAACATGCCAACCGGAATACATTACGACCTAACGCACTCTTCGGCGACTCCATTGGCCGACGGGCCTAAGGTTTATGCGTTTGACTCAGACAGCCAGTCGACGAATTACAAGCAACAGTTTGTCCAAAACGCATCCGACTGGATGCCATTAGCCTGGGGCACCGAGGGTGATACTGGCTACTATCTGGTAGAGGAAAGTCAGCCTGAGAATATCGACGCAGGGATGGTGCGATGGACTCGCACATATTCGCAGGTGCCACAGGCACACACTGAGTTTGAGGCGGTCAGCTACAACTATAACACCATCTACGTCTGGGACCCTAATGTCCCACCGGATGGCAATTGGATTGTATTCAGCCAGGTTGTCTCGTTCACAACCATGGTTTCCTCAAAAGTAGAATACACCTACTACCGTACAGACGATCCCGGAGCAGATATCACCATCGACCTCGGATGGAAAATATTCCAGCTTGCCAACAATTACTTTTTCCAAGGGACCAATCCATACGCAGATCTCGACAACGTGCCACCGTTTTTCCTTGGGGACGATTCAAGCGTGACTCGGTGGCGTGGTAATATCTGGCGCAAAGCCAATCGCATGGTGCCGGTGCCGGTACTGGAGTGGAGTATCTTCGCCTAATCCATGGCCAAACTGATCCAACAAGTACAGCTCGGCAGCACAGACACGCTGCTAGTCACCGATCGAGCCAATGAGTTGATCGACAAGCTCAACGCATTGCTAAATATGCAAGTGCAGCCAGCCGAGCTTGGCAGCTTTGTGGTGGGTGATGCAGGCAATGCCATCCTCACCCTATCCGGCGTGGGAGGATCTGCACCGGCCGATATTAATCAGGCGATCTCTGATTTTGTAGACACTTATCTGACGATCGAAGTGTCATGCAATAATGATGGGACGATAAGCGCAACCATCGTCAACAGCTATGGCACCTAACATTTGCCCATCTTGTTGCTGCGATTGCTACATTCCGGTCCCAGAGAACCAGCGATACAAATGGGATGTTGGCAAGGGTGACAAGCTGGATCCAACCCCGTGCGTCATTGGCACCGGAGAGTGGGGAGGAGTCGATTGGGATCCGGTAGCGTACATGGCAGGGCAAGTTGGGCAGCCATGCGTTCCTGAGCCATCAGATCCCGAAATAAAGGCTTGGAGCTACCCTCCAGATTTTAGTTTCTGGATTTTGAAACGCACTGGAGATCCCGGATGCTCCGAGGTTGAAAACCAGATCGGGAAATGTTGCATGTGCGGCCGGTGCTACAAGGGATTTGGGGCCATGTACGAACGCATCGAGTATTATACCGAGGGGGCAATCGATCCAAACTTTACGACGTGTTTTGCGCGACCTGAACAGATCGAGTCTTACCAACCTTTGCCGGCTGAAGAAGTTGAGGAATGGAATCGACTTGGCACAGGGAGTGCGTTTTTGGCGTTTGATGGAGGAGCTGGGTTTCTCTGCGAGGTAAATGGTGAACCAGTCGACATCAATACCATTGTCGAACCAAGGTGCATCGGGCGCGCAATCGACTCGCAGAGAATTCAAGAACTTACTGAGCCTTTTGACTATTTCGAGTGGCACTGCCTTGGATCTCTTGATTCGGAGATCGATACAAAGAAGGAGGATGAGCGCGACAAATGCAGCAATTCTGGGTTTCTAAAAGTTCAGGGGGCAGTTGGACTTGTGGATGGGGGGCTTTCTGCAAACCAGACATTTTCAATTTCATACGACCCGTTGACTCCGCAGATTTGCAAAACCGTATTCAATGACCAACGGACACTGACTCCAGACTACCGAGGAGTAAGGCAGGCTCAGGATCTTGGAATTTGTTCTTCCAACGATTTCACCACCTATTCTAGGGATGCGGATGGATATCCAGACCCGACAAAACCTCTGAATCACATTGTTCGCAAAGGGGTTGTTGATCCAACAGAACAAGGCGCGCAATTTTGCTATGGATACATCTGCAACGGATAAACTCGAAACCAGCAAGCTCGCAGTTGGGCAATTTCTCATCGAGGCAATTGGGTTCCCTCTATTTGCAAGAGCGCTTGCAAGTGAATACCCAGAGGCGATCAAGCTGATCCCAAAGCCCAATGAGCCGAAGGACAAAGGGACTCTCACCCCTCTTGCGCTATGGTTTCACGAAAACGAATCTCGGATTAAGTGGGTCGATGGCGTGATTGCAGAGTGCGTGATGATCGGACAGATCGGACAGATGCGGAGGATTGGTCTGACGAAAGAGAATCGTCCACTGACGATGGAAAATGTTGGGCCGAATATCTGGCGCAATCTTCATTTGGCTGCACTGCAATGGACCGGAGAAGTCCAGTCACAGGCTTCATTTTTGGTTAAAGTTGGCAGGAGCATACCATGCGGTGAATGTCGCAGTTTTTGGGCAACCAGGCTGAGAGAGAATCCTCCTCCAAAGACCAATGCGGAGGATTTCTTCCGATGGACTTGGGAGACTCACAATGCGGTCAACGCAAAGCTAGGCAAGCCACTGATGGAGCTGGCCGAGGCGCTTGCCATGTATCAGCAGCCAAGTTGACACCGCGCTCTTTAGTGTGAGCACCGTTCTTCGACCGAACTTCAATCTGCCCTCGCACCGCAAGGGCGACACGTTTCGAGCATTGCAGTTCAGCTTAAAGCAAAACGGTGAGGCTGTGGATATTACTGGAGCCTCAGTGTTATTTCAGGCGCGCACCTCGCCCACAGGCACACTGGTGCTAGGTCTTGAGGTGGGTGACGGAATCACAATCACCGATGCACTTGGTGGTGTATTTTTCATCGACGAGCAGATCATTGATATTGCTTCGGCGCTCTACTATTACGAGCTCGAGGTGACACTCGACTCTGGATTCCGACTCACTTACTTAACGGGCACTTGGCAGATTTTACAGGACGTCGCACGATAATGAGCAACTGCAATAACTCACTCACGGATCCGGTCTCTATTACAGTCTCACCGCAGCGCGTCGATCTGGAGATCGAGATTGCGCGTGGAGTTGCAGGGCCGGTGGGGCCGCAGGGTCCAGAGGGACCACAGGGACCGGCTGGAGATGTAGGGCCAGTGGGGCCTGCGGGGTCGCAGGGGATACAGGGCATTCAGGGGATTCAGGGGATCCAAGGTGAGCGTGGCGAGGTGGGGCCACAGGGGCAGCAAGGCATCCAGGGCGAGCAGGGAATACAGGGCGAGCAGGGAATACAAGGCGAGCAGGGAATACAGGGTATACAGGGCATACAGGGCGAGCAGGGGGAGACTGGTGATACAGGCGCGCAGGGACCAATAGGACCGCAGGGGATACAGGGAATACAAGGAGAGAAGGGCGATCAGGGCGAAGTTGGTCCGCAGGGACTAAAAGGCGACCAAGGCGACCAAGGGATTCAAGGAATTCAAGGCATTCAGGGAATTCAGGGAATCCAAGGAGAGCAGGGAATTAAAGGTGACCATGGAGATGAGGGAATACAAGGGCCGCAAGGCGATCAGGGAATCCAAGGAATCCAAGGCGAGCAGGGAAATACAGGACCGCAGGGCGACCAAGGCATCCAAGGCATCCAAGGCGAGCAAGGCGTGCAGGGATCGACCGGAGCGCAAGGGCCAGAGGGACCGCAGGGATCGCAAGGCACTGCTGGTGACACTTACGCAACCACGTCATCGACGACTAATACATTAGGTAATGGGATCAAGACGTGGGTCGTCAATGATCTGGGCGTAGACTACACCGTCGGCCAGCCGGTGATTGCAGCATACGATGCGAATAATCACGCGCACGGAGCTGTTGTCAGTTACTCGCACATCACAGGCGAGCTGGTGCTCGATGTAAGCAAGCACACCGGATCAGGCACATACTCATCGTGGTCGATTAATTTGGAAGGCGTGGCTGGAGTGCAGGGACCAGAAGGTCCACAAGGAATCCAAGGGCCACAGGGCGATCAGGGGCCAGAAGGTCCGCAGGGAATTCAAGGCGTCCAAGGAGCGCAGGGCGATAAAGGCGACAAGGGCGACCAAGGAGATCAAGGAATTCAAGGCCCCCAGGGCGACCAAGGAATTCAAGGGCCGCAAGGCGATCAAGGGCCGCAGGGAGATCAGGGCATTCAAGGAACACAAGGAGATCAAGGAATTCAAGGGCCGCAAGGTGACCAAGGCATCCAAGGCCCACAAGGCAGTGTCATCGATAGCTATAAAGGCGCTTGGGACAACTACACATACTACTCAATAGGCGAAATCGTAACGCTCGACGGCAGCACATACATGCTGACCAATCCAGCCGGATGGACGGTTGGCGGCGCACCTCCAAACTACGGGTGGTCTCTGCTCGCGAGTAAGGGAGTGCAGGGAGACCAGGGCGTGCAGGGGCCGGAGGGGCCACAGGGCTCGATTGGGCCGGATGGACCACAGGGTCCACAAGGACCACAGGGGAATGCAGGAGCTGATGGATCATCGATCACATGGCGTAATGGCTGGGATCAATACACCAGTTACTCAGAAGCAGATGGAGTATATTACAATGGCTCGTCTTACCGAGCTAATTCTAGTTCGCAAAACCAGACTCCTTACATTGGATCTGGATACTGGCAATTGCTGGCGATCAAGGGCGACACCGGATCGCAAGGTGCAACTGGCAACACCGGTAATACTGGCGCTGCTGGCACATCGTTTGTTTGGCGCGGTGAGTTTGCAGTCGGAATATACAACGCCAATGACGTAGTAGAGCACGAGCATTCCACATACATTGCGACAGCCTACACCGACTCGGCCGTACCACCCAATGCGCCGTGGCAGCTAATGGCGGCTAAGGGACAAGACGGCAGTCAGGGGCCGCAGGGAGTGCAGGGCGAGCAGGGCGTGCAAGGGCCAGCCGGCAGCACTCCGAGTGTGACTGGCACTGGAGTCTGGCACTCGATCAGCGGCGAGTTGCAGGCGGCTGCAACGCAGATTGTTAATGCAGACGTAAGCGACACGGCTGAAATCAATCAGGCTAAGATCGAAAACCTTACCACGGATCTCGCCGGCAAGATCAGCACTAGCGCAATCGGATCGACGGTGCAGGCTTACAGCGCCAACACCACGCTGCTAGGCAACACAACCACCGGCACTGGCTCGATAGTAAGGCAGACTGCGCCTAGCATTTCCACTTCGCTCACGGTCTCAAACGTAGTCAGCGAGCCTGCATTACCATCATCTGGTGACATTAAGCTCTATAGCTATGGAAGCGCAGACTTTTCGATTGCGTCTGCCAATGGAAAGCTGAAGTGCACTATTGCTGGAGGCAATGCTGTCACGCTTCGATGTGGAGATTCAGGGACTATACGTTTTACCGCTAACACCTGCACATTGCAGGAGTTCGTCAATGGCTATGGTGCAACATTGCGCACCGAGGCAGATGGAGTGCTGGCGCTGCGCACTTACTCTGGTGGTGGCTACAACGCCAATACGCTGCGAGTCTATAATTACGACTCTGGTGGTGTAGCAAACTACGAACGCGCCAAGGTTGCGTGGGAAAGCAACGCACTAAAGATCGGCACAGAGAAGGGAGCATCTGGCGGCACCGCTCGCGCACTCTCCATCCAGACCGACGGAACTGATCGGATTACAGTTGCAGCCAATGGAGCTATCAGCTTTTCCACGGCTCTACCAGTAAGCAGTGGCGGCACTGGATCAAGCACCGCATCAGACGCTCGGACTGCGCTTGGACTGGCCATTGGCAGTGACGTGCAAGGCTACTCGACAAGCACTACGCTGCTTGGAAATGATTACACTGGCTCAGGACCAATAGTCAGGCAGGCAGGTCCAACTTTGAGCGGAACCACAACGGTGAATGGATTTGCGACTGGAGTGCAGTCAGTAACAGCGGCATCTGCAGCTTGCAATGGCGCAGCCGTGGTTCTGGCTGACGCATCAATAAATGCAATCAACATGACCTTGCCAGCGCCATTGGCTGGTCAGGTGATTACTATCAAGAGAACCAACATCAACGCAAACACTGTGACCATCACTCCTCCATCCGGCACCATCGATGGCGCGGCCAGCAAAGTGCTTACCTTGCAATATCAGAGCATAACGGTTGTCTGCGACGGCACCAATTATTTCGTTGTTTAATTTATGTCTTACTTACTCCCAAGCCCACTCCCAATAGAAAACGGAGGCACTGGAGCTGCGACAAACGAAGGAGCGCGCAATGCGTTTGGTGCGCCTCAAAATGTAACTGTTAGACACGCATCTTCGCTCACTTTAGCAACAGTTGCCACAATTACTGGTGCGAGTTGGACATCTGGTGCAAATACAATTTCCTACACTAATACAACAGCACAACTAGTTGTGGGAATGAGTGTTAGTAACGGTATGCAGGGTGGTGTCATCTCTGGATTCTCTGTTGGCACTGGTGCCGCAGGGCAATCTGGAACGATATTGATGACGACAAATGCAGGCGCGACGTTTAGCGGCCAAACAATTTCAGCGTTCAACTCTACGCTGACAACAATGGTTTCATCCTCCGTTGTTACAATGGATGGACGCACGATTCAGGTTGGAGATTTGGTGCTTTTAACTGGCCAAACTGCACTTGCACAGCAGGGGCCTTGGAGGATCGATTCAATCGGAACTGGGTTCACGATGAGCAGGCCATCGTGGTTTAGTACTACTTTTGCGGGAGTCATGTTATTCAGTGTGCTTTACGGCACAAATAACGCAGGACTAATAGTAAGCCTGTACTGTTACGCAGTAGGATCAATAGCGACTATTGGTCTTGACCCACTTCAAGTCACAACAGTTGCCCAACGAGCAAACAATGCTATTACAGCAGGCAACACGTTTACTGGAAAAAACACATTTCAGGCAGGATCAACAGGAAGTGGAGCAGTGCCATTTGCATTTCAGGCAGGCTCGTTAATGACGACTCCGCAGGCTCATTCTGTAGAGTGGGATGGGACTAATGAATATGTAAGCAGCGGAGCGCAGTTTGCTGGATCAATTAGCGGCACAACTTTGACGGTTAGTGGATCTGTTGTTGGAGTAATTCAAGTTGGTATGCTTATCAGCGGAACTGGAGTAACAGCAAACACAACAATTACCGCTGCTGGCACTGGCACCGGAGGAACCGGAACATATACGGTGTCTGCGTCTCAGACTGTTTCATCTGTTACAATTACTGGTACAATCCGGTGTATAGTTGGCACGTTTGTGAACGGCGCTGCTGGTGGAACTGGCGCTGTTCCTGCTAGCAGCACGGCAATTGGACGGCCAGGTCAGCTTGCGTTTGATTCCACTGGACTGTACGTCTGCACGGCATCAAACACTTGGCGAAAGGTTGCTCTGACTACATTTTAACCAATGACACTAGAGCAGGCACTGATCTACGGCATTGGCGGTCTCAGCACTGCACTTACTTGGGCAGTAACTAAACTTTGGGCCAAGAGCGAGGAGTGCGAGGCCGACCGGCGTGCGCTTCGCCATGCCATCGAGGATCTGCGAGCAGAGCATGGGCTTGCCAAAGGCCGACTTGAATCATTTACGCGATGCCCTGCTATTGACTGTCCATTTGCAACAAAACTATGAGCACCATCACATATATCATGGCCCACTGGGCTGACATTGTCACAGCAGCATCCGGCGTGGTCATTGCAGCCAGGGTGATCGTCAAGCTGACACCGACTCCGGCTGACGACTCTGTGTTGGAGTCTATTGTCACCACACTCAAACACCTCGGACTCCACATCGGATCCGATAAATGATCGCCAGCATCATCAGGCTGCTAATGTCGGCGCCTGCGCTGGTGGAGCTGCTGCTCAAACTACGCGATGAGATCGAGACTGAGATGGTGCGCCGCGCTCACAGTAGGACTAGTGACACTATCGATGGCTGGGTGCGTGACGGTAAGGCCCAGCCGGGTGCCGGTGCTGATCGAGCACCTTAATCGTCACGACTTCACAGTTTCACAGCGAGAGACTATTGGAGAGCTACTGCGATACATTAATGACCTTGAGCATGACACTCACAGAACTAACTAGGCAGGTGCAGCAGAAGCTCGGTGTAACCGCGGATGGTCAGGTCGGCCCTATCACCATGCAGGCTATACACAAGGCCGTCTGTGGGCATCCTGATGCGTCTGCTGCGGCAGTAATTAGCAGGCCACTCGACGAGCGGAGTGAGCGATGCATCGCGAGTCTGCATCCACAGGTGCAGCCATTGGCGCGTAGTCTTGTGCAGATCGCTGCCGAGCATGGTGTGGAGATCCGTGTGATATCAGGCAATCGCAGCTACGAGGAGCAGAACGTACTATTTGCGCAAGGCCGTACCACGGCAGGCAAGATAGTGACTCGCGCACAAGGTGGTTGGTCCAACCATAACTTCGGCTTGGCCTTTGATATCGGTGTATGGGAAAACGGCCAATATCAGCCAGAATCTAAGAGCTATCGGATTGTCGGAAACCTAGGTAAAGCGATTGGACTGGAGTGGGGTGGCGACTGGAAGAGCATTGTTGACGAGCCGCATTTCGAGGTGGTGCCTAAGTGGGCAGCTAATCTATTAGAGCCTGCTAGACTTGCAGAGTATCGAGCGCGTAAAGAGCGCGGGATTGATATATACGCATGATCGTTGGCATTACCGGTTACGCAGGCTCCGGCAAAGACGCACTTGGCAAGTGTTTCATAAGAAATCACGGCTACACCCGCGTGGCATTTGCCGATGGCGTCAAACTAATGGCGCTTGAGCACCACGGTTGGGATGGCCGTAAGGACGAGGCAGGCCGTGCGCTCCTGCAGGAGGTTGGCTCTATGATGAGGGATGAATACGAGCACTACTGGGTGGATGCTGCATTCGCCGAGGTTGCCAAATACGAGCATGTAGTGATGACCGACGTGCGTTATCTGAACGAACTAGCCAGACTCAGGCAACTCGGCGGTGTATTCGTGCGCGTCATTCGACCTGGCGTTGGCCCCGTAAATGATCACCCATCAGAGACTGCGCTCGATGACCAGCCGGCCGATGTCACGGTCATCAACGATGCAACCATGGCCAAACTGGAGCTGTGCGCTGCTGCGATTGCAATGCGCGTTGCGTACATCAAATGAACATTACTCGGAAATGGAAACGGGCACTGGTGGTCGGATGCTCGCACGGCATCCATGCTGATCCGGTTGCGCTCGAGGCTGTGCTGGCATTCCGCGAGAGCTACCAGCCACACACTGTAGTCCACCTCGGCGATTTCGTGGACACGACTGCATTCCGATCTGGAGCCAAGGGCACCGAGGACGAGGGGAGTCCAGTCGACGCAGATATAGACTCAGGGCTGGAGTTTTTAAGCAGGCTGAGGCCAACGATGGTGCTGTGTGGTAATCACGAGCAGCGCCTGTGGCGAGCCATGGCGAGCCCTAATGCCATCGTCGCACATTGTGCAGAGACCGTTGTCCGTGGCATCGAAGCGCATTGCCGCAAGCTCAAGGCATCGCTACGCACATACACTGGAGTGTGGCAGGGAGAGATGCTGGGAAATTATCGACTAATGCATGGTGTATTTTACAGCGAAAATGCCACACGCGATCATGCCGAGGCTTATGGTAATGTAATCCATGCGCACACTCATCGAGCAGCAGTGTCTAAGGGCCGGCGCAGCGACAACCCAACCGGCTACTGCGTAGGAACGCTAACTACGGCGAGCAACATGGACTACGCATCCACGCGCAGGGCCACACTGAGCTGGTCCCAGGGCATGGTCTGGGGCGAGTACTGTGAGACATCCGCACAACTATGGCTGCACGAAAATCAAACGGGAAGCGCCTGGCGAACGCCCCGCTGAACCCTGCGCTCGCCCAGCTGCTCGGCCGACTGCGCGATGGTGGAGTCGAGACTGTGCCTGAGGGATGGCAGACTGTCACCGCGCTGGCGACTCAATGGGGGATCAGCGCACCCACAGCTCGCTATCATCTGCGCCGCCTGCTAGCCGCTGGACTCGCCGAGGTGCGCGAGTACCGGATCCGCTCAGGCCATATGGCCGTGGCCAGCGTCCATCACTATAGACTGCTGGCATGATGACTCAGCCATCCCCAGACGCGCCCCGGTATGCCGTTGGAGACTTCGTTCGCCGACGGCTCGCCAAATCCTGCGTGGGTCAGGTGGTCGCCATCATTTTTGGGAGTGGCTGCATAGCCTATCGGGTGCGATATGAGGACGACTGCGACGAGTACGAGGGATATGAGCTGGAGCCTGCACAGGAGCCGTCCGAGCACGATTCAATGGCCGGATCGGAGGAGTGAGCAGACCGCAAACCTAGTCTGGTACTGGATCCGCAGACTTTCTGCGCTTTTTTTGAAAAAAGTGCTTGGCACCCAATGCTGCAAATGCATGATGTGCGCCACACCGACGGCGTGGTTGCAGTCGGTGCAAACAAAAAACAACATGTACAAACTGATCGACAGCTTTAATGACGTAATAATCAGCCGCCACCGCACGGTGGAAGCAGCACAGCGTGCGATGGAGCGGCATCTGCGTGCGGTGCGGAGACACAACGGATCCAACTCATATTTGACCTACGAGATTCGCACGGCCAATGGTGGCATTGTCGCTTTGGAGGAGGTGTCACTGTGAGCGCGATTACATACACCGAGGTCAGGACCGACTACGGAATCGCCAACATCTGGGAAGCGCGAGCAGGCCAATGGAGCTGGACGCTGAATGGCAGCGAGGGATGCGGATGCGCGTCATTTGCTGATGCGCTTGGAGAGGCTGAGTCTGCGCAAGTGAAGGAGATGCAATCGTGATCATACTGACTGGAGTCTGCGGTTCTACCGGCAAACTGCACGAGCGCACATTAGGCTCGCGCGAGGAAATGTATAAATGGGCTGAATCGCGAGTGGACGATCTCGGTATCGACGCAGATAAGAGCAGGCCCAAGGGCATGAGGAGGAATCGATGGATTCTATCTATCGCGATGGATGACTATTGCTGGTGGTCTGTGAAGAGGTCCAAATGACTGACTGGACCGAGGGAGGACTACTCACAGCCGGGGCTGCCGCTGGTATGCTCCTAAGCATGCCGCTGGTTTGGGCCTGCGACCGAATAGCAGCGCGGATCCGGCAGGTACGCGAGCAGCGGCGCACGCTAGCCAGTCTGAGGCCGAGGCGCACGGTGGAGCTGGCACAGAATCATCAGGCGCGATGAGCCCGCGAATTACGGCTGCGCTACTAGCTGCGGCAGCATTCCTCGCATTCGCATCTTGGTGGCTGAGGCGATGATTACAGAGCATCACGTCCAGCGGTCGCCAGAGGAGTGCTGTCGTCATCTCCTTTTGGAGGTGGTACTGACAGCCTGCTCCGACTGGCTCTCATGTCGTGAGCGAGAGTGGAGGCCGTCGCAGATCAAAGGCAAGTGGCCAAACGGCAACGATGTGGCCGAGTTGCGCATGTTTTTCAGGGATCGCTGGATCGATCGGATCCTGCACATGGCAGGCAGCGACCTGTGTGGTGATCGGATACTGCGTGCGCTGGCCAGACAGCCGCGTGGTGATTTTGCTAAAACAAAACAGTCAGATCGCACATCCGAGACTCACATGCTGCACGGATCGGACGACATGACTGTCACCACAGGCGCAACGGACGTCCTGGGTCATGTCACCACCGATATTGGCAGAGCCTGCGCGGCATGGTTGGAGCGCAGGGAGGCAGGCTACCACACGCGGCGCAGCTGGCACTCGATCGAGCGGGCAGATTTTCAGCGCAGACATACAAACCCAAAACCAAAACCAATAGACCAATAGACTCAAATTGTTATGCAACAAATGATCAGGAAAATACCGTCTCCGATGCAGTTCGCTCCGCGCACCCCAGTCAGCCCTGGCAGCCATGCGGCCAGAGTCTATTCCATTGTTGAGCTGGGAGTGCATCAGGTCGAGTTCCAGGGGGTAATGAAAAACCGAGCCATGATACGGATCGGGTGGGAATTACTCGATGAGACTATTGAGGTGAATGGAACCCAAAAACCGATGGTAATGTTTCAAGAATATTCCGACAGCCTCCACGAGAAGTCGGGCTTGAAAAAAGCAATCGAGGAGATGACGGGAAAATCCATGAGCGAGTCGGATTCTCAGCAGTTTGATTTGGTTTCACTCATCGGCATGCCCTGCATTTTAGGCGTGCAGCACAAGACGTCCAAAACCAACGGGGAGAAGTACGCTAAATTGTCGTCTATTGCACCGCCGATGAAATCTCTCACATTTAGGGAGTTATCAATCCCGACGGTGATTTTTATTTTAGCTCCAGAAAACTACGAGGCATTCAAAAAGCTGGGCCGTAAGACAAGAGAAAAGATCGCTGGGAGTAAGTCATTCCCGGCTGGATGGGATGTTAACGCAGTTCCGTCTGAAGCTGCGCAGGAGACAAAGTCTGCAGATCTAGGACAAGGTTTGGACAAGGATGCAGATGAGATCCCATTCTAACCCGTCGCATGCGTTGCTTTTGTCGGAATTGCTCGACGAGCTACGAAGCCAGGGCAAGCGCATCCACGGTACAACGTTACGCGCACTGGCCCGTGATCGAAAGGCCACCGGCACCGAGAGGGCGCAGGCTTGGATGGCAGTGGAGGAAGCAGCGCAGGATCAGCTGCGCCGCTGGGATTACTTTTCGCACCCCGAGCTTCAAACTAAATGACTAACAGCCGACAGAAGGGCGCCCGTGGAGAGCGCGAGTGGCGCGACCAGTTACGGGCAGCTGGTTACACTGCTCGCAGGGGCCAGCAGTTTGCGGGAGGCACCGACTCGCCTGACGTAATATGCGACGAGCTCGGCACGGTTATTCATTTCGAAGTGAAGCGGGTCGAATCGCTGAATGTCCACCGCGCAATGGAGCAGGCTGACAATGACGCCGACGGCAAGATCCCGGTGGTGGCGCATAAGCGCAATGGAGATGGATGGCTGGTGACTATGCCAGCAGCGGCGTTTTTTGAATTACTGAAAGAAGGAGTAAATGGACTGAAGCAATGAAAACCAAAAAACAAAAAACCAAGAAGGACGACAGACCAATCGGAGCTCACCCATACATGACCGAGGAGCAATACCGGGCAGTTGATGCGATCAACATCAGCTCCCTCAAATACATGAGCCGGTCCCCTGCTCACTACAGGGCGGCGCTCGAGCATCCACGGGAGGCCACTCCGGCTCAGCTACTCGGCTCCATGCTCCACGCCACCGTGGCCGAGCCGCAGCGCACGCACTATGTGGTGCGGCCTGATGGACTTAGTTTTGCGACTAAAGAGGGCAAAGCGTGGAGAGACTCGCAGACTCACCCGATCCTCGGTGGGGATGATGACGACGCAGTGCAGGCCATGTATCGTGCGCTGTGGCGCAGCGAGCGAGCACGCAGCATGATAGTCGGTGCCACCAAGGAAGTGTCGGTGTTTGAATCACACAAGGCCACCGGGCTGTTACTCAAGGGCCGGATCGATCTTTTTAATTTCGACCGCACAAAAAACGAGGTCAGCATCGCAGACATCAAGACTACTGACGACGCAAGCCCTGGAGAGTTTGCGCGGTCGGTACGCAAGTGGGCATATCATCGGCAGGCTGCGTACTACATTGATCTGGTAGGAGCGCACAGGTTCTTTTTTCTGGTGGTGGAAAAGGCACCTCCATACGCCGTTGCCATCTACGAGCTGGACGACCGCACCATCGAGGCTGGACGGGAGGCTAATGAGCGCGATCTAGCGACTCTTGCGACATGCATTAGGACCGATGCATGGCCTGCGTATTCGCAGGTCGAGGTCAAGCTGGGCATTTTCTAACCAAACCAAAAACAACACCATGAATCCATCAACACTGGCACACATCATCCAGCAGCTGATCGCTGCGCAGGAAGAGAATGACTCACTCATCGAGGAGTGCGCTCGATTGAACCAGCTGCTGCATCCGGTGGCTGAGCAGCCTGAGATTGAGCAGCAGCAGCCTGAGATTGAGCAGCAGCCTGAGATTGAGCAGCAGCATGAGATCGAGCATGAGGAGGAGGAGCCTACGCCTGGTGCATCGACGAGCATTGCACTGGCGTGGCCGATTATCGCCAATGCAAATGGGGAGGCCAAACTATGAGCCTATTCCCCTACACCGGTCCGATGACCAGCGCAGACATATTCGCCGACGTGTATCGTCGCAGCAACCGGAGCCTGTCCTGCAGCGACCGCATGTGCGGCGCCGAGGACTGCGAGACGTGCAGGGGGCCGCAGGAGGAGCCTGAGCCTGAGCAGCAGGAGGAGAGTGTAGATGATCTTATCTTAGACCTTAGCATAGGTGGTCTTGCTAAGATTGATGAGCAAAAAACAGATGAGCCAAACGAAGATAATTGACAGGTATCTCAGCCAAGATCGAGATCCTAATGCTCGTGCTGAGGCAGATCTCTTGCTTGGGCAGAGGAAAGATCTTTTGGCTGAAAAAGAGCGGCTCACCCAGGACATCGCAGCCATCGATCAGTGCGGTGGGTCAGTAGCTAGTTGCCGATCGCAAAAACAGATAATTGCTGTGCGAGAAAATAGCTTTCACGCCAGAGAATATGGGAGCGACTATTCTTTTTGCGAACAATGCACGGCTTGCCTTAGGAAAGGACCACCTCAGGATCCCAAACTATTGCCTCCAAGGGACGTTACGACCGCAAAACGGACAACCCATGAGGCAGTTAAGGCAGAATCTTATAGGCGTAGAGGCGAAGTTCAACGACTTGAGGATAAGCTGTTTGCTGTGAACAAGCAGCTCGCGTTGGTAGATATCGGCATAAAGGATAACGCGAATGATTGGTGGAAGCTAGAAATGGCTGACTATTATTCATCCAATCATTGGAGGAATCACATCAAGCCTCGGATATTGAGACGTGACTGCAACCTATGCCAGGGCTGCTTGAATGCACCCGTGAGCGATATACATCACATAAGCTACGACAATTGGCGCAATGAGTGGATGTGGGAGTTGGTCGGTTTATGCAGGCCATGTCACGCGCGTTGGCACAACAAACCCGCCTAATCATGACTCCTGAAACAGTTATGATGGCGTGCGCACTGGCGTGGTGCGTGATCTTTTGGCTGACAATCGGGAGGAGATAATCATGGGATTTTTGATCGAGGAGGCAATTTGGGAAAATTCCAAGCAGGAGGGCATAGCTTTGCTGGTCCTGCTTGCGATCGCTACCCATGCAGATAATGACACCGGCATGTGCTATCCGAGCCAAGAGAGGCTGGCTAAAGTGTCGAGGTGCTCAGTCCGTGGAGTTCAGAAGATTGTGAGCCGGCTGGTTGAGGATGGTGAGGTTGACATAATAATCAAGGGTGGAGAGCCTGGGGCAAAAAGGACGTCCACTCACTATAGTTTGGCTAAATATCTTCTGCTCGTAAGAAAACCAACCCCCGAACCGGGTTCGTCCTTACCCCCGAACCGGGTTCGTCCTTACCCCCG